GGTGTAGCGCCATATCTTTGTCCGTAATCACTTCTTAAATAGTCAGCTGTGGTCAAATATAAGCTGTCTTCAGAAGATAAATCACCTGTTATATTCTTAGTATCAAAATTTTTCCAACGCTCTTCTGTAACAGAACTACCTTCAACGGCGTTACCGTCAGCATCAAATACATAGTTGTAGTTGTCATCTTGAAGCATTGGCTCCGTTGGATTTGTAGTAAGCGAAGTTGGGTATATAATTCTACGAACGCCTGAGCTATCTATATAACAAACTTTAACGTAGTTAACGTAATCTTGAGGCATTGGCATAGATAGTGATGGTCCTAACTCAACTTCTTGCAGCTTAACTGTTTTAAGCACATCATAACTAAATTCTTGTAAACCGCGTTTAGCATGAAATACAACATCTGATTTAGCAACGTGATCTATTAGTTTGCCATCACCTACGTATGCTATCATAAAGTTATCTACAATATCTTTAATAGAAGTATATTGATATGTGCCAAAAGTATTATCTAGCAGCTCAACTTTAACTACGTCGTTAGCAGAAAGCGTAGAAGATATAGTAAGTGTAGCTCCAGATATACTAAAAGTTGTTATTTCAGTATTATTAACATATACTCTAACTTGGCTAGCAGTAGGTATTGTTTCAAAAGTAAGTGTAAATGTAGAAGTAGAACCATCAGCAATAAACGCTTGAGATCCATTGTAATAGTTTTCTTCTGTAACTGTTCCTAATAAACTCATATTATTGTTCTTGTTGTGTTATTGATTGCTCTTCTTGTTGTGTAGCTTGTATCACGAGTGGATCTTTTATTGTAACACCAAAGTATTTAAGTATACCTAATATTAAATCTGACTCATCTGAAGAGTGTAGTCTAAAATTAGTACTGTTAACATCATCATAAGTGTAAATAGGAGTACCAAAGCTCGTTGTATCAACAGTTGAAACCCAATTTGGATCTCTAGGCTTAGCTATATAATATAAGTCTACACTTGTTATGCTGCTTGGAAACACATACAATAAATCTGCAGAATAATAATACACTGGAAAAGTTGTTGATGGTGCCGTTAGTTTTGAAGAAAATAAAAACGGTATTTTAGATTTATCTATACGCTCTATGTCTGTAAACTCTCCGTTTACTTTCAAACTTAAAGTTGCGTATATATTGTTGTAAGCTTGTGTTATTGTAGTTCCAGATATAAGTGTAGAATATCCTGGTGTTTCAAAATAAGTGTTTGTAGAGTCTATTGTTAAAGTTGTTAGATCGCAAAACGGATCAAGCTTGTCCATAATTTTTCTAGGTATGTCACCTGCTCCTTGTGCGCCTCTTCCACCTGTTTGTTTAGCTACAGCTCTGTTATATTCGTAAAACGCTCTATCAAGTAACTCTAGTTGTACAACTTTAGCTATTTTATTAAAGTTGTCTGGCGTCATATAGCCGCTACCTTTTTTGTTTAGTATAGATAATACTGTAGTATATACTTTATTTACGTCAATCGCCATATTTTTATTTTTATTATAGTAGTATAGCCACCATTATAGATGGCTACACCACTTATAATAGTTACGCTATTTTAGCTTTTTTTCTATTGATTTGAAAATTTCTACTCCTTCGTCTGTTTTTAAGAAAGCAGCAAAAGCAGAATATGGATTTTCATCAAAAGGCACGGTCATTAATTTTTTGTCATTTGAACCCCATGCAAAAGTTCTTTGATCTTGTGATAATTTAATAACACCCATCTCAGCAGCTTTAATAGCTAAGTTTCTAAGCATTACGTTTTCATCGTTTACTAAATCTAAAAACAATATTGGATTATTTCTAGCAAACATATACAAGTCTCTTTTAAGTTCAGCAGAACTCATTTTATCAACAGCAGATCCTAATTCAACTCTAAGTATTGCTTCTGCTTGATCAACCTCAATAGACATGGCTGTATTTAAAGCTTCCATTTCAGTTTCAATGCTCACTAAATCATCTTTAGCTTCAGCTACATCATCTTTTTCTTCGTATATATAACCTTTTTTAGGGTGATATAAACTTAATAGTTCTTGTAATGGTTGGTTGTTTTTAGGCACCGCCAAAACGCCCTCTTCAAAAACAATATGATCTAATATAATATTAGAGTCTTGTTCGTCCATAAAGCAAGATCTTTGGTTGCTTGCATATCTTATTTCTCTATTGTAACCTTTTTCTTCGTCAAACCATAATAATGGTTTTCTAGGTGTAGACTTTGAAGTTAAAACATATGTTAATGGTGAACTTCCGTTTTTTAAATAATAAAGTCTATCCTTTATTTGCCAGCTTGATTTAGATGGTGCAGTTTCTACTGCTACCGATTGAGTTGCAACCTCAATATTTTCTACTGCTTTAGCTTTTTTAGCCATAATATAATATAATTAAATAGTTTGTAAAATATGACAATAGCCTTTATGTATAATTAGTAATAGGCTAATGTCACGTTAAATAAACCTAAGGGCGCCGTAAAGACGCCCATAAGTTTAAAGTTTAGTACAGCATTATGAGAATGCAGCACCGATTGCAATTGTTGAAACTGCACTAACCTCAGGTGTAATGTATGATGTAGCTCCTGATAAGTCATCAGCGACAACAATAAAGTCGTTGTCATCTGTTGAACTTTTAAAGTTAGCAGCACTAGCAAAACCTTTAATTATACCTTTCATAGCAGCTTTGTGAGTGTTAACGGTTCCAAGAGTTAAAACAACTTTATCGCTGTTTGTAAAATCGGATCCGTCAGTTACACCACCAGCAATTCTGATTTGAGGTATAAAAAACAATGTTAGTGTATCATCTGCAGTTGGATGCATACCAAGAAAGCTAGACAATGGGAAACAAGCTGATTGAGCTGAATCATCATCATCGGCAATAGTGGCCTGTGTTCTGAAATATAAGTATTTTTCCATTTCTGTTTAGTTTTTAAAAGTTAATATTATGAATTTTTTAATAATACAAAGTTATTAGCTCCTTGAACTACTAAACATCTTTCAGACAAATAGTGTACTTCCATAATGTCGTCTCCTACGTAGCTAGCAGATCCAACAGAACCAGTTACCCAAGATTTCATTCTTCGGTCATCAGTTTCTGAAGCTCTGTATCGTACGTGTAAGAAAGGACGAGTCATGTTTTTACCCATTGACTGATCGTAAACAGTAGAAGTTCCAGCAGGAATTAAAGCTCCAGAGATATCTCCAAATCCACCACGAGCAGAAGCATCGTTTAAGTATTTCCAGTCTGACTTGTAGAAATCATAAGATCCTCTACGGAAAGCAGAGAAACCTAAGTTTAACGCCATGTCAGCATCGTTTTGGAAAACACCGAAAGAAGCACCTTGTGCATAGTTAGCGTTTAATCCAGCTACCATATCATCAATATCAAGAGCCTGTTGACGATTAACATATAACATATTTTCTTCAATAGCACCTTGCTTGTCAAGATTTTTTAACAATTTATCAAAATCTCCAAGAGAAGCTAAATCTTCAAATACGTTACCTCTTTCTGTAATAGCAGCAAACATACCTTGTGAGCCATTGATACCAGTTTCACCAGACGCTCCAGAAGAACCAGCAGTAAGCTCGGCTTCTAGCATAGTTGTTTCTAAGTAGTCTTCAAAACGTAATCTGGTTTCACCAGCAGCTTTTAAATACCAAGAGTAACCGCTTTGTCCAGCTTCGTCAGTTGTTTCAACCCACCCAATTTGAGCAGTATCAGATCCAGCTATTTCAAATTGTTCTTTGATAATAATTGGTCTGTTGTTGTATTGTTGAAATTCTGGCTTAAGTTGTCCTGACATACCACCAGTTCCTTTAGCAAATTCAGAACCGTATACAAAAATGTTTACAGCTTCGCTATCAGAAAAAACAGTTGTAGTTGCTAAGTCAGCTTGAGTGTAAGGCTCTACGGAAATAGTATGACTATTAGATCCAGATGTAGAGGCAGTACCGTCTGCGGTTCCACCCTCAAAAGCAACCGCTCTTACGTAGCATTTTACTGTTTTAAGACCAGTAGCAGAATCTGTTACTATAATAGTATTACCTACTCTAATAGAACAGTTTAGTTGTTCACCAATTAAAATAGTTCCACCGTTTGAATCAGCATCACCAACTTTAACGTGTTTTCCAGTTGTACTTGAGTTTTTATAAGCAATGTGTAGTCTATTTTGCTCAGACCAAACTACTTGATCAGAACTCATAGGCATTTCAGCGCCTACCATTTGTAAAAATCCTCCGATTGTACGGTTTCCGTAGCGCTCTACTTCTTGCTCATACAATTCTGGAAGATATTGTTGTGCCCAGCCAGCTGTATCAGATGATGTAAAGTCAATATAGTTAGTATTGCTTACAACAGGAGAAGCACTAGGAGTTAGTGAATATGATCCACCTAATCCTAAGGATGTATTAAAATTTCCCATTTTTTAGTTTTTAAGTTGTTTTTATTTTTTTCTAATTTTAAATTTCAACCTTGAACTATCTTCACCACCTAATACTTTAACTTTCATACCGCCTGCGTCTACAACTGGTTTAACAGTTCTAGGACCCATGTCAATATTTTTTGACTTGATAGCAGTATTCTTTATAGCATCAGCTTTACCTTGCTCATAGAAATGCGATACAATTTTATCAATATTTCTACCTGCGTATAAAGCTTTGTGATAACCTGCAGCGTCTTTCATCATATCGTTTTCGTCGAGGAACTCCCTCACAAAGTTAGATATGTCGCTTTGGTAATCCTTAGTAGCAGCGGCATCTTTTACATTATACCTATATTTCTTGTCTCCAACTTTAAAATCAAAACCTTTGAAATTTTCGTTAAAAACATTATTGGTACTTTGCTCAAATTGCTTGTACTGCTTCTGCTGGACTTCACTGGCGGCAGATTGTTTCTGGTTGTACTCGTTATAAAAGTTAATAGCATCTTGCTGATCTTTAGACAACTTAGAACCCAACTTGACTTCCTTGTAGTATTCGTCTTTCATCCCATTAAGAAACTTCTTAGCTTTCGCAACTTCTTCTTTTAAAGCCAACTTCTTTTTTCTAATATCGCGCTGTTCATCTAAATCTTCGTCAAATGAAAAGTTGTCATCAATTAAAAAATCAATCTCGCTAGTATCTAAGTGAGACTTGGTTGACTTATAATATTCTTTTAATAATGTGTTATTATCTACATCAGAGTAATCAGCATTTAGCCTTACATACTCTTCAATAGTACCGCCTGTATCTTCCATAAACTTTACCAGGCTTTCAATGTTTTCTGGTAGTTTTACTTCTGGCTGCGGTGTAATTTTTTCTTTAGTAACCTCTTGTGTTACTTCAGCGACAGGTTGTTCTGGCTCGTCGGTTACTTCTTGTAAGACCTCTTCGACGATCTCTTCTTTTTGCTCAGTGACTGGCTCTTGCGTTTCTTGTGCTTGCACCCGCACTTCTTCTTTAACATCTGTCTTTTCGTTTTTGTTTTGAAACTCTTTTAGTTTTCCTAGGTCTAATTTAATAGTACCATCTTCTTTAACTTCTTTATATGAAGCATCTTGTTGAGGTGTTTCTTCTACAGCTTTAGTTTCTTGAACTGTTTCTTCTACTACCTCTTCTATAGGTTGTGTTTGTTCTGACATGATAAAATATTATATAATTGTTTGTTTATTTTCAACGCGGCTCAAACTGTTCAAGTCCAAATCCACCTAAACTATCTTGTCCTGCGGACTCAAAGCTTTTTGGCGGTGCGTTGTTTTTTCTTTGATCTATAAGCTCACTCTGTTGTGATGCTTGTATTTTAGTTCTTTCGTCTTTACGATCTTCTTTGAACTTATCTTTTTCTTTTACAACAGCAAGTTGTGCTTCTTGTAATTGTTTATTAATTTCAAACTCGTATTGCATTAGCTCTTTTTTAATTTGAGCTTCTCTTTCCATTTTAGCTATTTCAAGCTGCGACTTCATTTGCTCTAATTGAGCCTTTGATTCTGTAAGCGCTTGTTGCTTTTGCATATCTGCTTGTGCAGCTGCTTGAGCAGCCTGAGCGTTTGCTTGACTTTGAGCTTGAATGTTTTGTTGCTGTATTTGTTGATCTTGATCTTGTTTCTTTTTTCTACGTATTTTAAGTAGTTGATTAGCTAGCTTAATATTACGCACTTCTCTAATATCAATAGCATCTTCTAAAAATATTTGACCAGACTGTAAAGCAACTTGAATATTATTTTCTAGTTTAGCTTTTTCTTCTTCATCTGGCGCAAGCTCTAAAAATATACCAAAATCATGCAAGTGTAAGTTAGCCATTTCTTCTAATGTAGAAACATTAAACTTTCCTAGCGTTTTAACAAATGATTCTTTAGTTGGTGAATACTCTATAACATCAGACACTCGCATTGCAATACACTCTGCCATTGTTAGGGTTATATACAAGCTTGATTGCAATAGGTGTCTTGTTGCTGTATTAGAGTTTGCTGCAGCTAATTTTTGCAGCCCTACTAAAGCATTTTTATCTGGTACGCCTCCGTCTCTAGCTTCGTTTAAGCCAGTAACATCACGCATCATTTGTAAATAATAATTGTAAGTGCTTATAAGCGCACTAATCTTATTATTACCTCCGTTTGAATTAAGTTCCGTAATAGGTAATCGCCCGCGGTTCATATCACCGTCTTGTGTCATAGACCTACCAATTACACTACCAGTTTGAAAGTACATATTAAGCGCTTCTTGTGGGTTGTAATTAGTACCGTTACCTAAATCTATTTCAGCTAAAGCATCTGCATCTAAGTAAACACCGTCAGGTACTACTCTAGATAACACTTGTTGTAGCTTTAAGTGTGTAAGCTGAATCATATCAGCAAAGTTAGTCATGCGACTTACTAAGCTTTCAATACGACCTTCGTACATACGCGGTGCACAAATAGCATAGCTCATTTGAGCTTTTGTTGTATCTGCTTTTGGTCTTATCATATTCTTTTTAAGCTCCCACTTTAAAAGCTCTTTACTACCAATCACTTTAGCGCCTTCGTAAATAACCTCAATAGCTCTATCTACTTTTTCAAAGTCATCAGAAGCTGGTGGGTTAAACGTATCGTTTTTTTCTATAGCTTTACTACCACCCGTAGCAGTTTTTTTAATTTTGTGAACTTGATTAGCATATGTTTTATACTCAAAGTATAATACTGTTGCTGTGTTATCTTCATCAGATTTAGAGTTATAAGCTGTATTACTATATTGTGAATTATAACCTTTATAAGACTCTAGCTGCTCATCAGTAAGCTCTGGAAATTGTTTTTTAAGCTCATTTAAATAAACTTCTTTTACTTCACCTACATAATATATGTCTTCAAAGTAAGGTGAGTCTGTGTTAGAATAAACTAAATCAGCCGGATCTACATATTCTACCTTAATACCTTCTGCTTTGTTAAAAGAACTTTTAGCAGCACCAATACCTATAACTGTTAAATCGTTATTAATTCGTCTAGATATAAGCTCGTATTTGTTTTTATCAAAAATACTATTAATAGCTTCTTCTTCTGCTATTTCTACAGACTGTTTATAATCAAGTTGCATGTGTAGCTCTAATTCTTCTGTAGACTCAGGTAGTTTGCTTTGATCTGTTTGATATATATCTATACCTAGTTGACCAGCTACCGCGTCATTAAAAGGTTTAGCCTGCATATCTTCAGCTATCTTAGTAACATAGTCAGTGCGCTCTTGTATTGAAGCTGGATCTTGTGAGTAAGCTTTAATATCGTAAGATCTATCAGCCATGCCATTAACAACAATGTCAACAAACTTTGGTATAATAGGTACTGGTTTCCAGTCTAAGTTTAAATAAGATAAATCACCATTAATAGATAATTCATCTTTATATTTTCTAACAGACTGTTCTCCTCTAGCGTATAGTCTTAATGAGTGAAATGATTGTTTTGACGTTGAATATCTACCTGATCCATTTTTACCGTCGTAACCATCTTTAGTATTAAACCACTCATGCTCTATAGCTCTACCAACCTTAGCGCCGTACTCTGCACTCATCTTCTCTAAATCACTAACCGCTTGGCTGGGAAAAGAACTCTTTATAGCTTTATTAATCATTTATTTTAAATTATTTTAGATCTTGATCCTTTATTATCGTACCTTTTAATTCCAAGGTTTATACTTTTAACTTGTCTTTCTTGGATTGGGGTATAAAGGTTTTTGTTGCAAGCCATTACAGCAAGCCCTGAACTTATTGACGCATCAAACTTAGTTCGGTTGTTTATATCAAACCTTGCCCAGTCTTCTAGTGTTCTATTAAAATACATATCACCACAGCCATTACTATTAAACCCTACGTGTTTTTCTATATAAGATTCTATAGCCGCAGCGTGTGACTGCTTCATGTCTTGTGAAGAGTTAGGTATACCACCTATTTCTTTTTCTGTTACAGATAACTTACTGTAAACTTTGTCGGGCCTGTTCATTGAAAAGCCTCTATAACCTCTTCTTTTAAAATGGTATAACAGTCTTGGTTTATTGTTTTCTGCTAGTATTGGCATGCCGTAAAAAACACAAGCCATAAGTACATCTTCAAAAAATATCTCAGCTGTTTGTGGCCGAGCGACATACTCTAAAAAAAAGCTATTAGCAGGTGCTTCTTCCATTGAATATTTTGTAAGTCCGTGTAATGCTCCATTAGATCCTATGCCGTCAACCGTACCTGATATGTCGTAACTGTCACAGCCAAATGCTCCAATATGCTCGTTACCAGGAAACTTAATACCATTTTTAAGTCTTATTCTATTTTGCATTTCTAGCTTTGGTACCCAGCTAACTTTAAATCTGCCATTTTTATTAGGCATAAATTCTACAGTACTGTCTTTAATACCGTCTTTCCATTGAAACGAACCTAACGTAACAAGTGATGATTTAGTTATATCATCGTTGTAATCTATTTGCTCGTATATTTTAGTTAGATTAAAAAGCGATTGTTTTGCTTCGTCTCTAAATGCATGGCTTTCTGTTCGTGGAAACTGTCTGTAAAATTCGTTTAAACCGTCTTGATCATTTTTTAAACCTTCTACTTCGTTTTCCCAATACTCTATTACTCCTTGTTCGATCTTGTCGCCATACGCATTGAGTACCGGTTTGTCCGGAGTGTCGAAGACAGGTGCTCCATACATATCAATATATCCTTCGTAGTTCCATTCCATAGGTATGAACAAAGAATATAGTCCTGAGCTAGTCTGTCCATTGCGGTTTCTTTGTGTAATATCTGAGTCATAATAAAGCTTTTTAAAATTGTCCCCACCTTTATCTAATGAGTTGCTTGTTGAACCCATCATACACTTTCCAATAATTCTACTACCTAATCTTAACGTGGTCTTCGTGACGCGCCAGTTGTTGAGGATGTTCGTTGGACGTTCCCATTTACCGCTTTCGTCGTGGACGAGTAGTTTAAGTTTCTCACCGTCGTACGAGTTGTCACCGGTATTCTTCCAGTCGATCGTGGTGTCGAGACCGTCGAGTTCACGTAATGATTCGTTGGTCTCGAGCTTCTTACGGGTGTACTTGGTCGCAGGGACGCGATAGGCGAGTTCGGTCTTTGGTCGATCCATACCGTCCTGAATCGGTTTGAAAAAGAACGGGTAATTGACTGATATCGGTACCACCTTATCTGTGAACATCTTCTTCGCATCAGGTCCACTCTTTGATAAAATGCCATATCTGGAATCACTTGATATGGTTGCCAAGTTAACCACCTCGCCTGATGCCATAAAGGAAAAGCCAGATCGTCTATTCTTAAGGTAGCACAATCCATAGGATCGTACATCGGCCTTACATGCCTCCCAAAAGATATAGAATAATCTGTTTGACTCGCGAAAGTCTGGTTGACCGACATCAATTTTACTCCACTGCAGGTACATATAGTGAGTACCAGTAAGGTAAGTAGCAACATCTTTGTTATAAAACCAAAAACCTTTTTCCCTGTAATTAAATTCATTATCGATATAATCATACCATTGCTCTTTAAACTCTTCAGGATATTCTTCCCAATCAAATACAGATTTTATTCTTTTAAGATCTTTAGGATATTCAGTATGCTGCCAAGTGTTAGATTTAAATTTTTTTACATCTACAGGTTTTGGTAAAGCTATTTTAAGGTTTTGTATTTCATATACTTCACCTATCTCACCTGTTTTAGATATAACAACCATATCGTATTCTTTGTTATACCCGTACTCCCACTTCTTGTATCTATTTTTGTTTTTTAATACCTTAGCTTTTATGTGGTCTTTTAGTATTTTTACTAGAGTTTGTTTGTAACTCATGTTGACCTACCCTCAGCAAAGCCCTTGAAAGTTTTTTCTTTAGTTTCTTTTTTAGGCTTTTCATTTAACATTTCTTCTTCAAGCTGTATTCTAGTTAATATTTCAAACGCATCGAATATAGCTAGCTTTTTAGTAGCTGCAGCATTTTTAAGTCTGTCAGCTGTTATGTCATCTCCTGAATCTACAATAGGTTCCTTAGCTACCTTAATAAGTTCGTCCACAGCCTTTTGCCCAGCTTGGATTATATTCAACTTCGTCTCCTTTGTATTCATATTTAATTGTAATATCATTAGTGCGCATGCGATATAGTCTGTTTTCATCTATGATAAACTCATACTCGCTGCTAGGGCTGAATCCAACTAGATCCCCCTCGTGTATTTTAAACGCTTCTAACGAGCTATTACCGTATTTTAGTATACCAATACGTTTTTGCTCTTTTTCATCGCTTATAATTTGTTTTTCTTTTTTAAGTATAGGCTTTACAAAACAAAAATTACCAGGTGCTTTCCACTGGTTGTTATGCTTATATAAAAATATTTGATCGTAATAACAAAAGTACATATCTTCTTTAAAATACGAAGTACTATTTTTTTCATTACCCCTTACATCGTAAAACCTTCTAAACACATTATGATGAACTATAACCTCATCTCCAACGCTTAAATCTGTATCACCAATTAAAGGTACTGACATTACAATACCTACACGGTTAACAAACTTGTGATCGTCCATTGTTGTGTTAACAATTAGTTTTTTATCACCAACTTCTACTTCATTTGTATACCTACCGTTTTTTGGTTGTATAATGAAGCTATATAGACTCTGCATTAGTACTCTAAATTATATTCAATTGATATAGCCATGTTAGAATTAAATTTTTTCCAAGGTATGACTTCATTGTTTTTTTCGATGTATATATTATATGATCCGTCTTTTTGATCGTGCAAAATATCAGATATGCAATGACCTCCGTAAACCTGCTGACCTACGGAGTAATGCATTGCTTCGTTTTTATAATCAGCGCCAATACTAATTTTTCTAATCAGCTTGGCCATCTTCTTCTACTATTTCTTCGTAAGATCCGTCTTCAAGATTTACTGTAATTTTACCGTACTTTTCTTCTAGAGTTTCATTTAACTCTTTTGACTTAGTTACAACTTCTGCAAACGCGTGTAATAGCTCGTGCTTTCTAGCCTCAACAGCTCCAATGTCTGAAATTAATCCAGCTTTAACTGACTGCTGTGCTACTAGTTGTTCTAACTCTTTTTCTTCTATTTTAGTACTCATTTTTATTTGATTTAATTATTATTTAATTTACTATATACTAATCACTTATATTAGTGTTTATTTACTTATTGACTTAAACTTCTCAGCGCCTCTAGAGCCAAAGTATGCTACGTATACTGTTATAAGTAAAGACTTGAGTAAATCAACCCATCCTGAGTCAACTTCAAAGCTTTCACCTATACTGTCTGAAAATATTAACAACACCATAGATACAGTTAAAAATATTAAGGTAAGTGGACGGGTGTTTTTACTAAGCCATGAATCGCTTTTCATATCACTATCCCAGCGCTTTGATACCTCTTGCATCTCTACCATGTCTTGCTCTAGTAATTTTAAAGCTTTTTCTTTGTCTTCAGGCGGTAATACAGCTGGATCTTCTTTTTCAATAAGACTTTTAACCATACCTAATACACCAGCATCAGGCAGTAAATCACCCGCAACGCCTAATATACTTGGTACTTTGTTTATTAAAAACTTACCAACTTTTGTTTCTTTAAATTTCTTTTTTGGTTTACTCATTACCACTTAACTTTATTAGCCCAGTAAGCTGCACTTAGTTTACCTTTAGCTATGTTTTTTCTATGTCTAGCTTTAAAGCTTTTACGCCTTGCTTTTTGTTTTGCTGATTCACCTTTTTTAGGCTTACCAGCTGTTGTAACACCTTGTTGCCCAAACCTAATAATTTTCTGAATACCACCAGAGCAAGCTTTAACCACGTGTGATTTTGTCTTGTGACTAGGTGTTCTTCGCGGCTTATTACAAGCCATAGATTTTTTGTTAAGTTTAGCCATTTTATATTACAAATTTAAAGCAGCAATACGATTTGCTTGATCAGTAGAAAGTGTAGATACAAATAAAGGTTTAGCCATTTTTATTCTTAAATGTCCTTCACTTCTAAATAAATCTCCAACTTGATCTTCGTCTCTATCAGCCTCAGATATAGCTTGAATAGTTTCACAGATTACAATATTATCTACTGATGCCGCTACGTCAATTGTTGCTTTTTCTTGCGTGTACTCCATTTTTTTGTTTTTTATTATTTATTAATTATTTTTTTACTTATGATGTTGCAAACGGTGTAAGCGCGTCTCCAGTGTTGTGAATAAAACCTTCTACAAACCATACATCAGCCGCTACGTTTGTTAATGTAAACCTAGATCCTACAATGCCGGTTGTTGTTCCGTTTAAGCTTAACGCGCTAAAGTTTTCACTAGCTTGCGCTGAAAAAGCACTCAAACGATCATTTGTATCAGTATCTACTGTAACTACTTGACCATATATTTTTTCATTAGTTGTATCTGTAAGTACTACCTTATGAGCGTTAGATGTTGCGGTAACAGTAACTACGAACTCAAATGTTTTACCTATTTGAGATCCATCACCAGAATCTGGCAAAGTTACAGTAGCACCATCAGCGTCTCCAAAAACAAATATACTGTTTGGAAAAGCAGCTGCAGCAGCAATGTCTGCATTTGCTGAAATAACAGGTTTACATAAACCGTGTACTTTAGCGTCTAGAGTTGCAGTTGTACCTAAAACCGTTGTATTATCAACACCTACAGCAGACGCAGCAGCATCGTAACCTATTATTATATTATTATCTCCAGTTGTCAAAGCATCACCTGCATCTGATCCAATTATAGTGTTTTTTACTCCTGTTGAAACAGCCACACCGGCTTTGTGCCCTACCGCCGTGTTAAAACCAGTTGCCCCTGCATCTTGAACTTTTAATGCTTGATAACCGATAGCTACGTTTTTACCGTGAGCGTCTTCAGCACTTAAAGCTTGATAACCTATAGCTACGGTTTTATTGCCCTCTGTTAAAGCATCACCTGCTAAACCACCTATTAATACATTGTTACCACCTGTTGTAATGGCTTTACCGGCATAATACCCAATAGCTACATTATAAGCATCAGCGCCAGCATCTTGTGCATTTAACGCGTCTCTACCAATAGCAATATTACGCCCGTGTGCATCTTCCGCGCTTAAAGCTCCTCGACCAACAGCAATATTATCAGAACCTGTTGTTAAAGCATCTCCAGCAACACCGCCTACTAGTATGTTATTTGCGCCTGTTGATACATTTAAACCAGCATTATAACCAATTGCTATATTGTAAGCGTCAGCGCCAGCGTCTTGAGCAGCTAAAGCCGAAAAACCAATAGCGACGTTTCTACCGTGTGCATCTTCGGCACTTAAAGCGCCATAACCTATAGCCACATTATAAAGACCAGTCGTTAAAGCGTCTCCGGCAAAATTACCCACTAAAGTGTTTCTTACAGCTGTTGAAATACTTAAACCAGCATTGTAACCTATAGCAATGTTGTGAGCATCTACACCAGCGTTTATAGTATTTAAAGCGGAATAACCTATAGCTATGTTCTTACCGTGACCGTCTTCTGAAGCTAAAGCGCCTTTACCAACAGCAACGTTAAAGCTACCTGTTGATAAAGCAACGCCTGCAGCGCTACCTAAAACCACGTTATCAGCTCCAGTGGTAAGGCTCGTAAGAGCGCCACTACCCACGGCTACGTTATTATCACCTTCTGTAATAGCGTCTAAAGCAGAAATACCAATACCGGTATTACCAGTAGCT